CTGCTACGGTCTCGTCCGAAAGTGGATGGCCGAGAAGTACGACATGAAGCTGACCAACTACGCACGACCGCTCGGATGGTGGGACGCCGGGATGAACCTGCTCAGCGAGTACTTCGAGCGCGAAGGCTTTCTTATCGCCATGATCGCGCTCAACAAGCTGGAGGTCGGCGACCTTCTACTGATGCGTGTCGCTAATCGTAGTGGAGTCGCCAACCACTTCGGTGTCTACACCGGCAATGGGTACGTGCTCCACCACCTCTACGGTCAGAAGTCGAAAGCTGACCCGATCAACGAGCGTTGGAAGGGACGGATTCTGGATGTCCTTCGACATCCCGATGTGACGGCAAAGAATGAAGAGGGCGTCGAGAAGGTTGACCTGATGACCTTCCTTCCACCACACATGAGGGAACGATATGAAAGAGCAGCTGCTCGCAATGTGGAATCCGTTGGTTGAGCGTTGCGGATTCATCTTGAAGGATGGTGCAATCGTTGAGTGTCCTAACATTCACGAGAACCCGCAAATAGGCTTTGAAATCTCCCCCCGGTCCATCGGACAATACGAGGATTGCATTAGCGCCGTATGGCACACGCACCCCAGTACTGGCCCGAACCTTTCCGCCGAGGACTACAAAGCATTCCAGGCGTGGCCACAGTGGTTCCACTACACCATTAGCGAACGCGAGGTCTGGTGCTACTTCGTTCGCAACAACGCGGTCATTCTTGATGAAGACGATCTATCTGCATGGCTCCCTGAAGAAGCGCTACCCAGCGCCGATTAAAGTCCACGCCTCCACCGCAGCGGAGGCCCTGACAGCCCTCAAACAGTATCCCGGCTTCAACGTAGAGGATCTGACGACTGTCAGGGTCGAGGGGTTCGAGTGTCGCGACGCACTCTTCGCGGCGACCGACGTTCGTGAGCTACACGTCTACCCTGCCCTGCGTGGTGCAGGTGGTCAAGCCGGCCTATTCCAGATCATCATCGGAGCAGTGCTCGTCGTGGTCGGTGCCATCCTACAGTTCGTCCCTGGTGCTCAACCCGCAGGTATGTTCATGATGAAGGCGGGTGCGATGCTGATGCTCGGCGGGCTTATCCAGCTGCTGGCCCCACAGCCACAGGCCAACACATCTGGGTCTACCTCGCAGCAGTCGCTATTCATACCGGCGAACCAGAACACAACAAAGATCGGGACACCGATCAAGCTGATCTTCGGAACCATCCGGACATTCGGCCACTACCTCTCGTTCAACGTCGATTCGAAGCGCCTCGATGACAGCACGCTCGACATTGCGGGGTACTGCAACCACACGGGTGCAGGCCAGGCTCAAAACTGCGTGATCTACTGATGAAATTGCACACTGGAATCCGTGGCGCGAGTGGCGGGGGCTCGAACTCCCCTACCCGCACCGATGACAACCTGTTCTCCCGCGACACGGTTGAGATCGTGCTGGCCCTCAGCGAAGGGCCGATCCGGGGATTGAAGGATGGCATGAAGACGTTCTACGTCGGGGACACAGCCCTGATGTCGGAGAACGGCAGTATCAACTTCGAATCCTTCAACGTCGGCGTCAAGCTCGGCCATGTAGACGACAGCCCTGTGAACTTCCGACTCGGTGGGGAGTCGTCGAACACGGCTGTCGGCACTCGACTCTTCCAAGGGACCTGGGTCGTCCGTCAGACGGACCCCTCGTTGCGCAACGACATCGACCAGTTGCAAGTGCGGCTTCAGATCAACACCCTGTATCGCCAGACGAATGACGGGACGTTCAACAACACTGCAACGTTCCACATTCAATACCGACCGGCTTCGAGCAACGGTCCGTGGAGTGGGGTTCAAGGCGGCACGATCACCGTGACTGGGAAAACCTCCAGTGGAACTATCGCTGAATATGCGTGGGACGTGCCGCGTATCAACGATGACTGGAACATCCGGGTCCTGAAGGACAACGTCGATAGCAGTACGACTGACTTCTGTGACATCACCTGGGAAAGCTTCCAGATGGTCACGAAGAGTAACCGCACGTATAACCGCGTAGCGCTGCTTCACCTCACCGCTCTGGCTACAAGTCAGTTCAGTTCGATCCCCGAATTCGGCGTGGACCTCGACGGCCTTGAGTTGCTGGTTCCGACGAACTACAACCCCGACGCGCATGTGTACGACACAACCTCACCGTGGAACGGCGCGTTCAAGCAGGCGTGGACGAACAACAACGCGTGGGTTCTGTACAACCTGATCATGAACCCCGATTGGGGTCTAGCGAAGTATTACCCGTGGATCACAGCCAACCGCTTCGACTTCTACGACGCGGCGGTGTGGTGTGATACCCCGGTTCCGGATGGCAAGGGTGGGCTCCAGCCGCGTTACACCTTCAACATGGAGATCAAGGACTCGCAGAGCGGCCTCGACATGTTGCAGTACGTCGCGGGCACGTTCGGCGCAGTGATCTTCGACGACGCGACCGGCATGGTCCATGTTCGCGTCGATAAGTGGGAAGAGCCGAACCTGCTCTTCACGCCTGAGAACGTGACGCCTGACGGCTTCAACTACACGTTCACCGACATGACCACCCGGTACAACGATCTGGAGGTTCACTTCGTGAACCCGGATCTCAACTGGCAAGAGGACATTCGACCGGCGCGGGACGACAACCATATCGCCCTGAATGGGCACATCACGAACACGTTTCAGGCGATTGGCTGCACGAACGAGCATGAGGCGCTTCGACGCGCGTACTATCGTCTCATCACGAACCTGACTGAGACGATGACGGTCAACTTCCGGACGGCCCGTCTGGGGAGCATCGTTGACCCGTACAAGCCGATCTATGTTGCGGACCCGGTCACCGGCTACTCGACTGGCGGGCGGATCAAGTCGATCTTCAACAACATGATCTACCTGCGCGACCCGATCTACTTCACGGTCGAGCAGAACTACAACCTGAAGTTGCAGGCAACCGATGGCCTGTGGCCGTTCGTCGTGTCGCCTGACAAGGTTGGCGAGGTCTACCAGCTGCGCATCGTGAGCGGCGTCATCCCGCCGAACCTGCCGGATAAGACCGTCTTCACGATTGAGGACAACGGCGGCTTCGGTATCGCCAAGCCGTTCCGGCCGCTTTCGGTCCTGCCGGTTGATGGTGACCCGAACTCGTGGGACATCTCCGCGATTGAGATCAACATCAACAAGCAGAGCGCTGCCGACAACTGCGTGCCGATTGGTAGCGTCCCCTACTCGTTCAAGAATCCGCTGATCCCGCCCCCACCCCTGAACCTGGTCATGGAGTCAGGGACCAACATGATGCTGCTGGGCCAGGACGGCTCCCTGATGGCGCGCATTCACGCGTCGTGGGACCCACCTGGGACAGCGGTCATCAAGCAGTACGTGATCAGCTGGAAGGAGTCGAACCAATCGACGTGGTTCGAGACGACCTCGACCGGCGAAAGCGTGGTCCTTGCACCTTGCAAGTCTGGCGTGCAATACGACATCGTCGTGTGCGCGGTGAGCACGTTCGACTATCGCAGCTCGCCGCTCGCGGTGTGGGGCTATACGTGCGTCGGCAAAGACGAGCCCCCGAGCGACGTGAAGAACTTCACGATCATCCGTCGCACGAACGACGTGTTGCTGAAGTGGGACGCCATCACGGACCTTGACCGCGCTGGATACGAGATCCGCCAGGGCGATTCGTGGGAGACCGCGACGGTGCTCGTGACCGACTACGCGGCGACCCAGTTCGCATGGACGACCGACACCGGGGGCGCGTACTCATTCCTGATTCGAGCCATCGACACCAGCGGCAACTACTCGCAGCACGCCACGTTGCAGACGGTCTACCTCGCAGGCCCCGCTGCCGTGCGCGGCGTGATCGCGGTCCAGTCCTCGAACCGGATCGAGCTGCGCTGGAGCCCGAACCTCGAAGACAACCTGCTGGAATACGAGCTGCGCGAAGGCGACACCTGGTCAACCGCCGTGTTCGTGGCAAAGACCAAGTCCACCAGCTTCGGCCTCACCGCAGGCTCAGCTGGCACACGCAAGTTCTGGATCAAGGCTATCGCCGCACCGGGGATCTACTCGGACAAGGCGACGTTCGTGACGACCGACGTGGCCAAGCTCGACAACTCGAACATCGTCTACGAGACGGATGAGTTGTCCAAGGGCTTCACGGGCATGCGCTACAACATGGTCATCTACGGCGAGTCGCTGCGGATGGATGACGGCAAGGCGAAGGCTGAGTACATCTTCAGCGTGGATCTGGCGACCAGCTTCCGCGCGCAGAACACGCTGTTCATCGGCCTCGACGCAATCGTGGACTTCTCGACGACCTGGCAGCAGGCAACGTTCCCGTGGAACGACCCGAAGGCGCAAACGCCGTGGGCCGCGCAGGGTGACATCTCGTCGATCAACTACAAGGCCGAAATCGCGACGCGTTCGGATCTCCCGGCTGACGTGCTCTACGCGTTCAAGCTCGACAACTCGCTCGGCTATTCTGGTCCCGGTGAAGATGGCGAACCGCTCGAACAGCAGACGGTAGATTACCGCGCAGGCAAGTATGGGGCGGGCCTGTTCGTTCAGACCGCTCCGCTGCAACCTGTCCCGACGCTCGTAACGTTCAGCGT